TCCCCTAAACACTACTGTTTGTTCATCAGCTAGTACTAACCCATCAGTTGATTCTGTTAAGGTGATAACTGGCTCAGAGCCAGGCACTAACGTAGAAAATCTAACAACATATATTTTATTTCGTACAGTTAGAGATGTGTCCCCGGCAAAAACAATTCGTGCGCCATCAAACAAACTATAGCTATCGTTTTGTTGATCGTTGGCTGCTAATGATGTTGGCTCTGTAGTTGCAGTAACTATAATCAATCCTACCCATTCTACCGTTAATGTTGTAACTCCGGATGCGGTAGATATAGCAGTAATTTGTGTGCTAGCTGGTAATTGACTTGCACCGTCAAATACCATATCAGTAACATATTGTCCAATTTGAAATCCACCAGTAATACCGGTTGTAGGAATTTCAATAGTAGTAGAAGTAAGTAACTCAATTGCTGTGCCAGTGCCTGACCCTATTCCGGTTGCGGTAAATATAGTCCCCACTGTATTAGCTGCCGCACCAATTAATGTGAAATTAGTACTACCAACAGAAACTATTTTATATGTCTTACCTATTACAAATGCTCCGGCAGTAGGTGTAGCAGATCCAGTAATATCAGCCGTATATGTTGTATAAACTTCTACGTCTGGATAATAATTTTCTTGTCCTGCAACATAATTAAGTGCATCAGTTGTTCTGAAATCAATAAAGTCTATTGGATCTTTTCCTATCACGCCTGAATTAAACATACGCAAATTAGGATAGAATTCAATGATTGGTCTTTTAGCCTTATTTTCCTGAGTAGCGTATAATGTAGCTAATTCGGGAGCATTATTATATGTTGCGGTTGCATTAATTACATCTATATGGAACCAACGATTACTTCTTGACCAAGCATTTTTGTCAATACTATTTCTAGCAATAGTAATATAATCAGGTGTCACTGGAATATATAAATTACTATCATAATTTCCAATATCATATGGTGTTGTATCATACGGAATATATGTACCTAATGTGAATGGTTCTGGTGCTATTAAATCAGTAACCGCAATTAACTGAATTGCTGTACCCACCCCTTCAACATAGTATCTTACATTTTCATAACTACTAGGATAAATTTCACCAGAAAATATAACTTTTAACCCATTAGTGAACACAACACCATTAGGAGAAGTATAAGTTTTCTTACCTAATATATCCACCGGTACATCAATACGATTAGTATTATTACTAGCAATAATTTTTATTTGCCCAACTTTATTACTAGAGGTTCCATCTTGATAATATAGTGTATCTAATATTGAACTTATGTAAGGTATTAATGTGATTAGGTTAGTAGTGGAACGATAAAAACTTCTGCCAATCCATTCTGTACCATAATTAACTGTGATTTTTTGTTCTACTGGGATAGTACCGGCTGGCACTAATCTTATAACTGGATTAGATACATCACCTTCATATGTAATTGTATAAAATGTAGCTGATAGGTCAGTATAAAATCCACCGTCAAAATTTATAAAATCTGCTGTTGTTCCCGGTGGTGTATACGGGTCTCCACCGGCTTCATCAAATAAAGTAGTGTCGTAAAATTTAGAAATATATCCATCTAATAAAATTGCTGTACCAGTTCCAGTACCTACTGCACTTACTGCGATACTGTCACCAACTGCATAAGTAACGCTGGTTGTTCCTGCGACAAGATTCCAATCAGTAGTACCAAGATTATTAATAGTATATGTACTACCTACCACTAATTGATTTGCGGGAACAATAGAATCATATGTTCCTGTATCATTGTAGAACATAAGGGTAAGACCCTGTAGTGAAGTTATACCATCAATACCATTTGATAAACTACTAACTACTGCTCCATTGACTTGATCAAATGTTAGAGTACTAACCACGTCAACACGATTGTTTCCGGGAAAATTATATTCATCTTGTGCATTTTTAAATGGCACAGTAAACGTTACAACACCTTGTTCTGCACCGTTATTGTCAACACCAAAAACATCACGTGTTTGTACATTTGGTTGTGTAGGATCAAATCCAGTAATGCCCGGGGCACCTTGAATCCAAAATTTACTACTTTGATTAACACTAAAAGTATATGTACCACCTTGTAATAAAGTTATTGATGGATTAATAGTTCCTTGTGATTGTCCTACAGGTGTGATAAGATAACCATTGGGTGTATCTGTAACAATATAATCAGTAGCATTGTAAACTGTTTCTGTACTAACTGTTACTGCTTCCGGTCCATCCGGAATCCAATAATATTGAGTAAAGTTAATAATTTTATCAAGGTTAGTAAAACTATCCCAAGAATAAAATTGACTAGTAAATAAACGATTGTTATCGTTGACTACACCACCTTCTAATTCTAAACCATCAATTATTCCAGGATAACTAATAAAATCTTGTGCTGTACTTGTATCTTTCTTTAGAAAGACTACTCCCGGATCTAATTGATAGTCTGTCCTAATCTTTGTAGGCTCTGTAACATAATAATCTTTAGCATTGATACCATAACCAAATTTACTACCTATATAACCTTCAATTTTTTTAGTATTAGGTTGATCTACAATTTGATCTAATGTAGCGTTTAAAAATTGACTATTGGTAGGTGTTTTAAATATTTCAGGTAGAAAATTTAGTGTTCTAATTCTTGTTGCCATTATTTCTCTCTATTAATATAGTACTTATCTTATCTGTAATTGTGCTGGTGTAAGTGCGGCAATTACAACTACATCATTTGCTGTTGCGCCATTTGCAAAAATTTCATATGGTGCGGCTTTTATTTCATATAAATCACCAAAACTCATTGTAGGATCATTTGGAACTAATACTGCGGAACTAATTAATGCACCCAATTCAGAATGTAAATAGGCACTTAATTCAGTAAAGTAAAACGTATCACCAAATGTCCAGTTATTAATATCAAAATATGTGTTCATAGAAGATAGAACAGCACTACGAATTTCACTATCACTTGCATTTGTATTAGCGGCTTTAATAACTTTTATAGTTGCTCTTAACTGACTTGGAGCTTTAGGTCCAAATAAAGGTACAAATACTACGCTATTTAAAATAACGCTATCACTTAACATCTTATAATCATTCAATGAACCATATGATTGACTTAACTCATTAATAGTTGGTCTATCTGGCATCGGTACTGTATCAGTAGTATCTTGTAACCAATTTTGATAAGCTGTATAATAAGATTGTGTTACAACATACAAATCAATAATATTAGTAGTAGCAGGATCAATACGTGTAGTATTATTACTGTTATGACGATATTGGAATTGTAATCCTTGTCTACCGGCTTTCATAGTATATTGAGGTTGTGCAGTTAAAACATAATATAGTGTATTAACTGTTTGGTCTTGTACAGTTGTATAAAATATATTATCTGTAAAAGCGTAGAATAATTGTCCTTCAGGATAATCATACTTAACAACTTCAATTTGAGTTTTTGTAGAGTATTGATATACAACGGTTGATGATGCTATTAATTGATAACGTGAGAGATTAATAGCATCTTCAATAAGTTCAAAAAAAGTATATATACCAATATTAGCATTACCATTAACATACCCTGTAACTTCATTAAAGAAATCAGGGTTACTAATTAGTGTTCTATCATTAACATCAATACTTGCTATTTCTACTTCAAAATCATTTACATAGCCGTCACTTTCAACAGTTTGTCCAATAATGCTAATTGTTATAGGACTAACTAATGGATTGTTACTACTAGGCTGTGTGTTAGTTGCTAGAACTTTTACATAATCTTGTAAGATTTTACCACTGAACGGATCATATACTAACTTACCTGTTTCGTAAGTGAAACGTGTATCAGCCACACTTCCAAAGTAATAAGATAATGAACGATAGGATACACTATAACGATTATTTCCTAAACTTAAAAAGTTTACAAAATAATTACTTGCATCATATGCACCAATACTCCAACGGTCTTGTGCAATAGTTAAGCTGTTATTAAATAACAAACTAAAACTTTGATTTAATTCCATTCTTACAATACACTCTTGTATTACAATATTAGGTAGAGAGTTGTCAAATGCAGGTATTATAGTAGAAACTATTGCAGCCTGTGGCACATAATCATTTAATGTTATCGGACCTGTTCCATTACTGAAGGCTCCTTCACCATTATTATACCCATCGCCTATAACATTTAATACAGTAGTCCATATATAATTTTTATCAGTTGGTCCGGCAATTCCTGATACTAATCTATTTGTTTCGTTAAAATAATATCCACTAGGAGCAATAAATTTTATTAAGGCACCTTTAGTTACATATTTCATGTTATAAGATGAATACGTTCCTACGGGAATAGGTACATTATCACTTCCACTTATATTATAAAAATATCCAGTTAAACTATTAGCGTTGACAGTTTTAACTTGCCAATATACAGTTCCATCTCCAGACTGTGCATTAACATTATAACGAGTATAATTTTGTATATAATATTGTCTTGCACGATTATCAGCCAATAGTGATGATAACTGGTCAGTTAGAAAAGTAATAATATCACCGGATGAAGTAATAGTTAGTAATTCATTACCATTAGTACTATCTTGGTAAATACCACCATCATTTGCAAAACTATTAGTGCTGGAGTATTTTCCGGTAGGGTCTAACAGGTCTAAGTTTTTTGATACACCAACAGAACTACGGTTAATAGCTTTGCTTTTAATAATAGAACTGTATAATGTATATGGGAAATTATTGTAATCTTCACCATTAACCATTCTATTCTGGGTGTAGTAGCGAGTAGGGGCACGTTGTTTAATGTTTGCTAATGTTTCTCTTGCCTGTGCATTTGACACGGGTGTCTGTAATTCTAATCCTATTGTAAGTGTTTCTGTTCGTCCTACTCTACTAATATAACTTATTGTAACTGATAGATTCTGCATTTCAGTTGGATCAATAGTATATGTCAACGCATTACCTGCACGTACATATGCTCTAAATGTTCCAACTGGAATCTCGGAAAATACTCCGTCACCAAAAACGTAACTAACTTGGTCATTAAATCTGGAACCTACTGAAAATATTCTACGAATACTATTTTCAGTTTGTAAATATGCGTCAGCATATACATTTTCTACTTGTTTCCATAACGTTCTACTAACTGTAGAACTGTTATCTGTACTTAATTGATATAACCAGGTGTCAGTATTATTAACACCCTGAATGTCACCAATATCAACTACTTGATTTGCAATTTGTTGCGCTAAATTAAAATCAAAGTTTTGTAAATTACCTTGTTTAAAGTAAAAGAAAAAACCTGTATTTGGACTACCGTAACCCAATTTGTCATTACGATAAACCATGTTCATTATGCCTGTTGGTGCAGGTGGTATTTCATAAACATAATCTTCTCCAACACTAGTTACACTAACTAATTCAAAATTCATAGTTTGATTATCTACAATTGATGTGAATGGTACTATAGGTAAGATATCTGGTGGAATATTAATAGAATATTCATCTGTTTTGATACCTAAAATTTGAGCACTATTTCCTGGGCGCCCAATACGTTGTGTATTAATTAACGCGGAATTAATAATAGTATTAAATTGTTCTAACCAGTTAACATTTGCAGGGTCATTCCATAATACAGTTTGATTACTTAAATTGAATCCATTTAAATCAGTAATGTTTTCACTAGTTTGAATACTGATTACTTTAATATAACCTTGACCAGCTAGATTACGTTTGGCTGTATAGCTAACCAAATTAGCAAGTTTAATAACGCTATCTCTACGTTCAGCAGTATCAATAAAGTTTTCACGTGCATTTAAATCACTACGGAAGGCAAGACCTTGACCCATGAACGCCATAACATCTAATAAAGCAATAAATTCACTTGATTCAATATAGTCATTAAAGGTTTCAGGATAGTAAACACGTAAATAGTCAATAAAACTTTTACGTAGTGTTTCATAGTCGTAACTACGAAAATCGGCTTCACGGAAGGTTTGATAGATTGCCTTCCAATCGTTGACGCCGAATAGTGCTGATTGTCGTGAACTTGTAGCCATAATGGTATTCTCTTTTAAGTATTTATCTTAAATAAAAACACTACTTTTGGAAGATTATTGAATTACTGCTGTATTAGTGCTATTGTTGAAAAAAACACTAAGAGTTTGTGCATTGTTAAAAGGGGCAATTGCTAGTTCAACTTCTATTAAAATTCCATTTTCTTGCGGATATGCGCTGACTGTATTAACTATAAGTCTTGGATCCTGAGTAGCAACTCGTCTTATTTCATTCTCTAATTTGTTCTGTACATCAAACGTATTAGGTTCAAAAACAAAACTCCAAAGAGTAGTCCCGTATGCAGGATTTCCTACTTTTTGACCTTGTTGAATATTCAATGCATTAATGAAATCTTGTATAACTAACTGTTCATCTACTAATCTATATTTCTTGCCCGGAATAACTGGTTGCACCATAGAACCTACACCACCTGCAATACCCGCTGGTAAATTAGTTGAACGTGGCTTGTTAGCGTTAATTGTACTAAATCCAATGTATGATGGCATATTTTATCCTCTGCTATATTTATGCTATCTTGTTTCGCTCATTAAGCAGTTCATACCCTTTTTTCTGAAGTGCTAATAACTGTGATCTATATTGTTGTGTTGTTTCGTATATTGCCCTAACTGATGGGTCACCTGCAGGTAAGTTATTATTTGCATTTTCATATGTTTCTGCTGATGCATTATATTGTGCTCTAACTGTTTTAGCTTCCTCGTTTAAAGCTTCTAGTTTTGCATCAATTTCTTTATACTTTTCTTTTTTTGCATCTATTTTAGATAGTCCGGCTTTATATGTATCTTCACTAACACCAGCAAAATTTGGTGCCGGTATTTTTGCATCACCTAATATACTAGTAACTTGTGATGTTAACTCGCTACGGTCATTAGTATTAATAGCTACTGTAGGTAACTTAATTTGTACTGCACCGCCTGAACTCATTGAACTAATAGCGGCATTTAATTGTGCGGCTGCACCAGCTGGTAATCCAGCAGAGGCTAGTGATGCTAATGTTAGTTTCCCACTCTTTAAATCATCTAACCCTTTTGTCAATGCTCCGGCTGCTCCGGCAACTGCATTTAATGCACCTGAAGGTGCTAATGGGTTAATTGATGATATATTAGATAATCCGTTTGTAATTGCAGATGCTTGACCAATCAATCCGGTTACTGCACTAACACCCGGTACGCTATTAATTGCCCCAAGTGCATTATTAACAACAGATGCAACTACACTAGCACCGCCGGGCAATGCTCCCAATCCAGTAGATAAATTTGCGGTTGGGGCTAACGCTGTTCTTATTAGGCCAGTGGCTGCGCCAATGGTAGTATTAACTGTTCCGGTAACACTGGCTACCACGTTATTAACTGCCCCAACTACGCCGGTTATGCCTGTAGCTGTACCCAATGCACCTGTTAATGTCCCGGTAACACTAGCTACTGCTCCTGTAACTGCACCAAGTACTCCGGTTATTCCACTGGTAACTGCACCCAATGCACCTGATAATGGATTAGAAGCAGGGGCCTGCGCGGCTGCTTGAGCTTTTTCAGTAATCTCTCTAATATTTTGCGGTACTCCAACTTGTAATGTAGGGAATGCTCCGGTGATGGATGCGAACGCACTGCCTGCTACACCCTTAGCAGTATCTAATAATCCTGCTATTCCACCTATAGCACCTTTGGCCATTCCACCTAATGCGCCTGCAATACTACTTAAACCACCAGTAACTGTACTTGCTAAGTTACCTGCAAAATTACCGGCTGATACTAAACTTGCGGCTGACCCTAATACACTATTCAATGCGCCAGTTGCGGCACCTACTACATTTGATATTGCACCATTTACGGCGCCTACAACGGCTCCGGCTGCATTGCTAACTAAATTTATAGTATTTTGTATACCGGCTGTTGCCGCAGACATTACTAAACCTGCTATAGCTGTACCTGATTCTTTGCCAGTAATTAAACCAGTTTGAGTTAATGCGGTTTGTGCTTGAGAAAATGTAGCAACTTGTGTAGCAACTTGTGCTACTGGATTATTTACATAGCTAGTTAAGTTTACTGCACCGTCTTTGCCGGTAAATAAATTAGGAGTCAATGCTTGTTGTATTGATTTTCCACCTTGTACTAAATTGTTAACTAATGCCGCTGCACCAGGTTTAATTACACCACCTGCTTCCATTTGTGCAGGAGTCTGTGCCATATTACCCACTACTGCAACTGCACCCTGTGCTGTTTCTACCACTCCTGCACCTAATTTAACTGCGGCAGCTGCCGGTCCAGTTGCAGCCAATGTTGATATTTGACCAACCATTGTTCCTGTTGTATTTTTATCTAATGCTGTACTAATTGCGGCTGACGGTGGGACAGTTGATGCTACTGCAACTGAGACCGGAGCACTTGGTGCACCTGCGCTAGCATTTGCTGCCGCAACAGCTGTACTAGGTGCCGACGGTAATGCCGCACTAGCATTGTTATTCACTTTTACATCTACCCCTTGATTTGCACTAGCCCATGGTGAATGTGCAGGTGCTCTACTAACAATACTTAATAACTTACCTGGTGCCGCTGCCCAACCTTTAACTGCATCATTTAATGTATCAGTATGCGCTACTACTGGTAATGGTTTTACTTCTTGTGGTACTAAGCTTGATGAGCCCGTATTCAAGTTAATTTTACTACCATTAATGTAAGTAACTACATCGCTATAGAACGATGCATCTGCTCCGCTTGCAAAACTCATCTGTCCATCAACTTTAGTGGTGTACTTACCAGAAGCATATAAACTAAAATCTGTTCCAACTTTGTGTGTGGTTTGTTTTTCACTATTAATTGCAATAGTATCAGCACTTATGTTTAGTGCCTTACCTGCATTGATATTAATATTATTATCAGCATGTAGATTTAAGTCGCCCTGTGTCCTAACGTTGAATGAGTTAGTAGAGTACATATCAATTGTACCTTCTTTACCTAATTCAATATAACTTTGACCATTAGCATGAATGATGAATAAAGTTTGTCCGTCATCACTCATTAATATTTGATGTCCTAAACTACTACGTATTCTTACTAATTGATCTTTACCTAAAATGTCTCCGTCATCCATTACTAAAGTATGCCCGCCTCTACGTGCTACTACTTTTAATCCGGTTGGTTTATCACTAGTAGCGGCTGTAGCAATAGTTTCATCTGTGTAGCCACCTTCATATATAGGACGTCCTGGTGTACTTACTCCCCATCCAACACGTGACGGAGCTTCACGTTGTGCGCTTGAACCAATTACACCTCTGATAGGATCTCTAATTAACCCTTGCTGTGCTAATATACTAGCAACATAACTATGTACGGGTTTAGCGTCATTTAAAAATGTATTACTATCTGCTATTCCGGTATTGTTCGTATTAATATTAGTTACAGGTAACCGTACTGCACCGCCTAAACTTTTTGATTCTCCTGAATTTGCTACAATATTGTCTGTGCCACCGATTGCAGGAACCATTTGTAATGCTTCTGCTTGTGGTACACATCCTATCCAAAAACCATAATTAGGATCACCATTAATGAATATACATATAACTGTTGTACCAATATCAGGTTGACTATTCCACATGCCATAGCTGTTGGGATTTTTAATATATTCTCCCCATCCTGTATTAGCTGATGAGGGTGTAGTTACACCATAGAAAGGACTCATATAGCTTACTGTTACCCATGAGTTACTATCATTAGGATTTGTACTGCCTAAATCACTAATGTATACTTGCAATCTACCTGACCTTACTGGATCAATGTTGTCTTTAACAACGCCAAATAATGGTACACTACGTAATACTGCACCTCCGGCATCCGGCTTACTTGATTTAGTACTACCTCTAGGTTTTATTTCATCATATGCCATATATTATATTCCGCCCCTCGGTCTTCCTGGTACTGGTTCATTTCTGCCACCTTGATTTGCAGGTTGTTTAGTAGGATTTACTACATTATCATCCTTGTTTTCAGACGATGCATTAAGAGCACTGTTTGTTTTAACTGGATACCTAGTTGCTAGTCTATTTACCTCATTATTAGCTAGTACCTTATCTTCTTCTGAAATAATTGGACCAACTCTAGGATCTGAACTTGCAGTTCGACGGCCACTTGCATCCAATGCAGCCGGTCTACCAATTTCACTATTAGATTCTTTAGCTACTATATCAGTCATAGGATTTATTACACAACTTAATTCTTGTGTAAATTTACCTTTTGAAAAAATACTGTTTACCTCTATTACTTGATAACTTATTCCCTTAACAATTGATGCAACTTCTTTAGGGTATTTCCAAAATAATATAGACTCGTTAATAGTTAGTAGTCCGGTATCATTGTTGTAATCTTCCGGTTCTTTGAAATCTATCTCAATAAAAACTTGCCCACCATTTGGATTAATAGTAAAACCTTTACCATAAAACTGACGATATACTTGATCTAACGAACTAGGACTATCTTGCATTAAAAAATCAGGATCACCCATAATAGTAACTTTTGTATTAGCATAACTACCCGGATCAAATAAACTTGTTAGATAAGAATTTTGTGCTTCTTTACCTTGATCTAATTTACCTGTTCTATCTTCATTTTGCCGTTTGCCTTCACTAGAGGGTATATCTTGATATCCACCCTGACTAGCAGGTGCACCGGTTGGATTGTTTGCGGCAATAAAATATGCATTATCTAACTTTTGTTCATAATTTAGTATTTCTGAGTTTTTTCCGGTAAACCAATAATCATATCTTTTATGTGGACCATAATATTTTGTAGTTTTATTTACATACGGACTAGTAACATTGGGTGTTTCATAAGGTTGTATGATATATGTAATTTCATACGCAAAATCACCTGCTATAGTATCAAAGCCTAAACATTTAACTTCAGAACCTAAATTATACCATTTAATTACATCCGGTTTAGGATCTGTAACATTTGGTCCACCTTTATTAGCCGGAGGCGGTTGCGTAGTTGATTTTATAATTACATTTAAGGAATCAGTCAGATAAGAACTTTGTGATATAATTGAACTCAATGCTTGCATTATAGATATATCATTAGCAAATGTAATGGTTCTACTATTCTTATTAGGTGTGGCTGTTACAGAAACACCTTCATTAACTTGATTTACATTTTTAGCTAAACTCATGGGCCATTGTGATTTGTTTATATCAGCAAGACTTACAATGGTTGCACCACCTATTTCTTTTTCAGCATTTCCTAAATATCTGATGTTATAAACATTTGGTATAACACCCACTGAAGATGATCTTGTTTTTTTTCTGTTTTGTTGGTACTCGTTTAACTGATCTATTAAATTTTTTAATACTTCTGATACGGTGCTACCTTGATATCTTCCACCACGATCTAATCTACCAAATTTCACACCAAATGCTGTGTCAGGAGCAACAGGTGCTGCCGTAATATTATATACTGTTGTTTTACCATCAAGTTTAAATTTGAAACTTTTAATTTTAATGTCAAAAAATCTTTCATATACTCCGCCCGAATCGCCGGTTATATTTTTATTATCTTGATTATATGTGGTGTCTGCTGAAATTTCTTTTCCGGTTTCATCGTATCCTTGAAATCTAATACCTAATATAAAAAATTGTCTAGTTGCATTAAACAAAGCTTTATAATTTTTTAATTTACTATTATTTTTCAATATTTCCGAAGCATTTGATAATTTTGATATAAATGAGAAACCATATGGTTCATAAATGTTAAATAAAATTTCACTATCGTTAGATGCAGTAGTAGTTGCCGGTCCAGCTGTTTTGGTTTTAATTTTTAAATCATCTATATAAAAATCATAGTCAAATGCACGTTTACTTGTCTTATTGTTTATACCACCACTTTGTGCTATAATATATGCGCCTGCCATACCACTTTCAACTTCAGTTGCTACTTGTGGATTCGCTACATTATTAATAGCATTAATGTTACTTCTACCGGATCGTATAAAAGCATCATAAGCATCAGGTGTTATCATATATAAAGTAAGTTGATAGGTGTAACTTGATAAACTTGACAATGGATTTTGCGGGCGCATGCCAGGTTTTTGATTATTTGGGCCTGCGTTTTGTGCCGCATTTTGTGTTGAGATAGTTCTATTAGTAGTAATAACTAGTTCAGGCATATTATTTAAATTACCAGATGGATTAGGATTTGCTTCTGCTTGACTTTCTTTATTTTGGCCGCTATCTCCGTCAGCCGATCCTGTAAGGTTATTACTATTAGGCTTATTATCTGTACCAGGTGGTAAAGGTTCTGTATTAGTTGGTGGAACTTGTTGTTGGTACTGTGCCGTTAGACCGGCGCTTTGTCCATCAATAGTACTAATCAATCCATCAAAAAAAGCCTTATCAGCATTATAAGAGGTATTAGTAGGAATTTTTCTAACTACTTCTTGCGGGGTTCCCGTATATAATAATTTACCAGACCCTCCGTATACATATGCTATCTGGTTTCCTGTATTTGTATCTAATTCAACCTTTGATGTCCAAGGACTATATCCTGGATTAGGGATTGATCTTGTACTTCCTATTGTTGCCATTTATAGTCCCAGTAACTGTTTTAAAAAATCTGCCTTAGGTAAATAGATACCCACTCCTGTAACAAAATCAAAGTAAGGATCTTTTAATCTGTTAGGATTTCGTTGTGCAAATACCCACCATAACCTACTATCAGCATATAAGTCATATGCTAACATATCAGGACGATATTCATATACCATTGTAATTTCCCAATATATGTCAGAAGGCTGTTTAAATATAGGCCTATCTATCATTATATCTAAAAATTTATCATTAACTATGTCTGTGGCATAGTATGGACTTGTTTGTGGATAAAGTGCGTTGTTTGACATTACCAAATTCCTCCGCCACTACGTTTACTACCCTGTAGTAAAGAACCAGTGGCATATTCTTTTAAACTAAATTTATTGCTTATATCATTACGTGTTACAATTGGATATGCAGTTACTGCAATCTGAATCTTTGTAGGTACATATGTAGGTTGTGTATTACTTTGCTGTTGCCAATTTGGAACACTTTCATTTCCCCCAAAATTTAACCCATTAACTTGTAATCTACGGCAAGATACACCATCATCAACCGTAATATCATTACCACTATTATATTCGCTTGAATTAACTCCGGGTAACAATGTTGGACTACCTGCTCTTATATAGTCCACATCATTTGGTAAACTATAATTAAATGAACTTACTACTAACGGATGCTTATCAAATTGAAAATCACCCATACCGGATAGATAACATAATGGGGGAGGTGTTCCGGGTTTAGGTATTTCATCTTGTCCATAAAACATTTTAGTAACCGACCTAAAGAAATGTATTACAGCTAATAAATAATTTGCCTCATCATTGTCTTGTGCAGTAAAATCACATGTAATATTAATTTGATCTACACTACTATTTTTATATTGAAATATTTTATAGTTACTGTGAGCAACTTCGGCAGGATCATAATGAGCGGCATATGTTACTTGAATCTGAGGTACATATGGGAATATTACACCATCTGTTTTTTGCAATGGTGTTAATATGCCTGGATTCTGTGCCTTATATAAATAACCTGCACTTGGTGCTAAACTTAATCTTACACGCCAATCACCTTGAGTTTTTGCATTCTCTGCATCTTGGGTAATCTGTAGTCCCCTAGTCCTATCAACCGATCCTTGTAAACCCTGCATCCCGCCATACGCACCAATAATATCTTGTTCGGTACGTGGTGGAATACTGTCATACTCGGCTTGAACTTCTAATCTTGCTTTTTCAATTGCATCGTCTACATTAATAGTTGCCGGTTCTTTATTTTCAATATTTTGTGGTTCTTCATTAGCTGCTAAGAAGGCAGCGGTTGCAGCTTCATTTTGTGTATTAACTGCTGGTTTTGCGTTTTCAACCTTAGGTGGGGTTGGGCGCGGCGCCGGTTGAACTGCAGGTTTTGATGCGGCAGTTATCTGAGCCTCTATTGATGCAATATTTTTATTTAATACTATAACCTCTGCTTTTAATCTTGCAATAAAGGCAGCATTCATTTGATAATTAGGATTAACATTAGCCAGGCTCTGGAGTTTTATCCTCAACGATTCTCTGAGTGCTATTAAATCTGCGTTTAATACGGCTATATTAGCTGTTGACATGGTTTTATACCTTTACTAAATAGTATTTATCGCTATAAAATTTACCCTTTTTCTATATTAATGTTGCTTTTCAACAACAAAAGTGTTATAATACACACAACAACAAGGAAACTATGTCTCTACTACCCGCACCACGCAAACCAGTCAATTATTTGAATAATAAAGACATTCTAAAAGAAATACATGAGAGTAAAAACGCATACTGCTGTTTCACTAAACCAGAATATCATCGCTATGACTTTATCGTAGATATGCCCCAGGCTTCAATTGAGGATAGTCTAGCATATGCTTTTAAATCAGAAACTATTCAGCAAGCAAAAGAAACACGTGCATTACGTCTTAGTTTGGAACAAGGATCTAAAGATGCAGTTTCACCTGACTCAATAGCAATAACCGATTTAGTGTTTCGTATAATGACTTGGGATCATGTTCCGGTTGCACCAAAACAACCTCGCAAAACCGTTAAAAAGAAAACCGCAAAGGACATCTTTGAATTTGAAGAACCAGATCCAGATGAAATCTTTGCTGACTTAGAGGATACAACTACTAAAGCTGAAGTAGATGATATGGTTCATGTTAAAGTAAACTTCCCCCCATTCCAACACTACAAAATTGACGCAAATAATACATTCTATTGTGTAGGCAAAAGTCATTGGGAAGGTGATCTAGTAACAGGTTCTTTTAATAAAGAGCATGGTAAAATCACAAACAAACTCGCCCGTATGTATATTATGATGTGCGAAAAATATGCCATGAAATATAATTGGCGTGGGTATACCTATAATGATGAGATGCGTAACAGTGCTATCCTTCAACTAACGTATGTTGGCTTACGATTCAATGAGGCTAAATCAGCCAACCCATTCGCTTATTACACGGCTGCTATAACTAATAGTTTCTGTCGTGTATTGAATACCGAGAAACGTAATCAAAATATTCGTGATGATATATTAGAAATCAACGGCCTTAACCCAAGTTGGAGTCGTCAAGGTTCTGGGACAAGTAGTACAGTTTACGAAGAATAAACTAAGTTTTACTCCCTAAATGATAAATAAGTAAGATATTCATTTAGGGATAAAATATGTTTATATACAAAATCACGGTAATTCCACTTAATCAAATATATATTGGGTTAGATACCAAGCCAGAGTACAAAAAGTCTAGATGGCGTACTCACCTCAAAGAATCTATTATTAATCCAAAAGGAAAATTTCACATTGCACTACATCAATACGGTTCTGAAAATTGTATATATGAAGTATTAGAAAGAAATTTTACTTCAGTCTCACAACTTGCTTTAGCCGAAATAAAATATATCAACCAATTTAATTCTTATAAAAAAGGATTAAACAGCACTCCTGGCGGAGACGGACTGAATAATGATCTCACTATGTTTAATGATGATGAAGTGGCTCTTATACGAAATGCGTTGGGAGAAAAATGGAGAGAATTCAATAAGAAAAAATGGGCTGATACCACCGAAGACCAAAGAAAAGAAATGATTAAACATTGTCATACTGAGGAAGCCAATATTAATCGTGCAGAAACACTAAGAAACTATTATGATAATGTACCCGGTTCCAAAGAAAAACATAGTGCTGGTATTAAAGAATGGCAAAAAGAAAATCCAGAACTTGCAAAAAAATATAGAATACAAAATGGATTAAAAGGCGCAGAAAAAACTTCCAAGAAGGTTACCTTAATGCGTGATACCGGTGAGGTAGAAGTTTATAATAGTATTAGTGAGTTCCAACGACAAACAGGCCAATGGATGTGTACCATTAGAGAAAAATCAAAAAAAGGAGAATTTTACAATGGTTATAAAATTAAGGATATTGAATGAATCTATTTAAAAAAGCGGCAGTAATGACAGACCTGCACATTGGTTTAAAATCAAATAGTATAGTTCACAATGAGGACTGTTTAAATTTTGTTAAGTGGTTTATATCAAAGGCAAAAGATGAAGGGTGTGACACTGCAATCATATGCGGTGATTGGCATAATCATAGGGCAAGTATTAACATACATAGTCTCCATTACTCTATGCAATGTTTAGAATTATTAAATTCTAATTTTACTCAAGTGTTCTTTTTAACAGGGAATCATGATTTATACTATAGAGAAAAACGTGACATTCATAGTGTATTATGGGCAGGATATCTTCCAAATGTTCATGTTATTAATGATATTTTTACTGAAGGTGACGTGACTATTTGTCCATGGTTAGTAGGTGATGAGGCAAAACAAATTAAAAAATTAAAATCTAAATATATATTTGGACATTTTGAGCTTCCCAATTTTTACATGAATGCACAAATATTAATGCCTGATCATGGTGATATTAATATGGATTCTTTTTCAAATACAGATTTAGTATTCAGTGGTCATTTCCATAAACGTCAAAGCAAAAAGAATGTATGGTATATTGGTAACGCTTTCCCACATAACTATGCTGACGCAGGTGATGATGCACGTGGCATGATGATACTAGAATGGGGTGAAGAGCCTGTATTTCATAGTTGGCCTAGACAACCATTATATCGTGTATATAAACTAAGTGATGTACTAGAAAACCCTGAAGGCTTGCTATTGATTGACAGTCATGTTAGAGTTCATCTTGACATTGATATTAGTTATGAAGAAGCTAACTTTATAAGAGAAACACTAATCCCAGAACATAAGTTAAGAGAAATGGCATTGATTCCCATTAAAGCAGAACAAACAGAGATCGCTGGTTCAGATGGACTTAAGTTTGAATCAGTTGACCAAATCGTCATTGACCAAATCAATTCTATTGAATCAAATACTTTTGACAAAAAACTATTGTTGGACATTTACAATAACATATGATTAAATTAAAAAATATTACATTACGAAACTTTTTATCAATCGGACAAGTTACACAGGCTGTTAGTTTTGATAGACAAGACTTAACACTTATTCTAGGTGAGAACTTAGACCTAGGTGGTGATGGTGCTCGTAATGGTACAGGTAAGACTACTTTGATTCAGGGTCTTAGCTATGCATTGTTTGGTATACCAATCAATAGCATTCGTAAAGATAACTTAGTCAATCGTACTAATGGTAAAAATATGATGGTTACACTAGAGTTTAGTGTAGATGGTATTGACTATAAGATTGAACGTGGGCGTAAGCCAAACATTTTACGTTTCTATGTAAACAACGATTTACAAAAGAATACTGACGATGCACAGGGCGAGAACAAAGAAACACAACAAGCCATTGAACGAGTGATTCATATGAGTGCCGATATGTTCAAACATATCGTTGCATTGAATACTTACAGTGAACCGTTCTTAGCATTAAAAACGAATGACCAACGTGATATCATTGAACAATTGCTTGGTATTACTTTGTTAAGTGAAAAAGCTGAGGTCATTAAGAACATGATCCGTGATAGCAAAGATGGTATACAAGCAGAAGAATATCGTGTTAAGGGTATTGAAGA